TAATGGCAATATAGGGCTAACCGAAATTAGCCCCATATTTAATCGATTTTCAATTATGCTTATGAAGCATTCTTGAAATTGACAATTCCACCTAAAGCATTTTCTTCAGGGTGTGATAGTGTTGCACCAAACAACATATCAACCACAACTGAAGTTGCTAAGTGGTCAATGTCATAAGCACTTTGACTTCTTACGCCAAATTGCTCAGCATAGTAAACTGATTCTCTTTTAAATACAGAACCTGAGATATTTACTCCACCTTCAGACCAGTCGGTTGAAGGATATACTGGCATACCATAGATTTCAATTACTGAACCTGAAGCGATAGGATTTATTGTATCTCCTCTTTTTTGTGCTTCAGTAAAATCACCTTGTCCTAATAAGCCCATATATGCTTTTGGATTAGCATAGAAGAAAGTATCTCCATCTGTGTAATCGTAGTTTTGATCTAATAGTAGTTCAAGTCCACTTCTTAGTTCTGCTGGTAAGATGATGTCATCTGTAGCCAAAGTTACTAAGTTTTGTGTGTGTCCTTGGATTTTACCTGCTAAGTATGCTTCTACACCTTTAGCCAAAGAATAACCCATTGAACTTGCATATACTTCAAATAAGGATTGATTTGATTGCACATTTGCAATATCTTCAATTCTTTTTGCTTCGTAGATATGTTGGTCAAGAGGGATTGTTCTTGATGTATCTGTGTTAGCATCATAAGTTACAGCAGAATCTGCTGACTTATCTCTTTTTGTATCTTCCTTGACTTGTGGAATATTGATTCTGTCAACACCAGTTGCAAGTGCAGAAAAATCAGTAATCTGATTTCTTAATTGCATTCTTTTTTGTGCAAATTCTAAGACAGCATCTGACCACATTTCACCAAGAAAAACATCTGTTGTTGTTTTTGTTACATTAGCCATGTTAAGCCCCTTTTAAATGTGTTTAATTAGTCTTTACTATAGCCCTCTAATATCTGATTCCAAAGTTTAGGATCGCGTTTCATTTTCTTTCTATCTTCATCTGTGATGTCAGCAAACTTTGTATTGGTTGCAAACTTACCACTTGATGTAACTTCTTTGGCATCTGATACTTGCACTTTGTTTTTTCCCAATCTTTCAATGTGCTTTTCCAACTTAATTGTTGGCAGGTCTATATAGATTTCTTGATCTTCATCTGAAAGTTGGGACAGCAGATGTTCTCGTCTTTGTTTTTCTTGAATCTCAAATTGCTCAACTACTGGTTTTAACTTTTCGTTTTCTGCCTTGACATTCTCGTACAAAGATTTAAACTCCTCTTTTTCTTCAAGTCGTTTTTGTTCTTGAAGTTTGAGGTTATCTTTGAGTTCCTTCAACTCGGCTTCTGCTGCTTGGCTTCTTTGTCTGTATTTCTTGCTTTCTGCAATTAAACTACCGACTTCTGATTTTGCATCAGTATTTTCCTGTGTAGGAGTTTCTGCTACTGCTTGTTCTTCTACTTTTACATTTTCTTCGGACATTCTGCCCTCCTTATTTTATTATTATGTCTTTAGATACATATTTCTTTATTCTTTTGGAATAAAGATTCTCTAAATCTTTTAAAATAACTTCCTTATTTTCATTGGACAAATCGTAAATGTCATATCCTCTTTTACGATTTCCTAAAACTATTTCACCTCTATCATAAGTTATTATCGCTGTTCCTTTACTTGAACTTGCCCTCATACCCCTTAATGTTCTTCCAGTCAATTTCATATTGACAAAAGAAGTTTCTGTGTCAGTTGATTGGTTTCTAAATGCTTTTAATTTTTTACCAGTTCTAAAACCAGTCATACTATTTCTTTTATATCTTTTGTAAGTATCACTTTTATATCTTTTATTTCTTGCACCATTTTGAAACTTACCTTTACTTGCATCATGCTGAATTTCATCTATAGCAAGTTGTGCTAAAGTTTTCATAAAAGCGTTTGTTACTTTAGGTATGTCAGATGCTTTCACTTTGCTCTCACCCAATCATGTCTGCAATTATATCCACCTCTATCTATAAAACTTACATACCCTAAAGCATCTATCTCTTTTCTTGTAAGTGGTGGAAGTTTCAATGCCCTTTTACATACTTCTCTTGTTTTGTCATCATTTGTTCCAATGTATGTAAATTTAATTTCAGGAAACTCCTCGTATGCCTTTGCTCTTGAAGCATTACTAAACCTTGAAAAAGCATCATTAATCAAGAAAGAAGTTTCACTTGAACTGATAAAAGTTCCTACACCAAAAGTGTTATTAATGTTATTCATTATCTGAATATTACTTTCTCCAGTTATGATCCCTCTTAGCATAGCAGTCTTTAGTTGATCTGAATACTGCCTTACTCCATTTGTCAAATAAGTCATTTCAAAGTTCTTTAGTTCTCTTAAAGCATCAATACTTGCTGCAGATACTTTTCCCAAATCTTTCCTTGATAGTTCTGCAAATACTCTTGCTATCTCATCATCATAAGTTTTTCCTACTTTATTCATCAGTTTACCAAACCCTAATGTTTCCATTTCTGCAAAAAAATCTATCTGCTTTGCAATCTGCATTAGTTCAGTATCAGATATTGTACCTAAGCCCACTACAAGTTTATCCAATTTATCCAATAACTGTTTTTGAATATTCTCTATTTCTTTATTGTAGAAATCTAACTTAGCCAACTTGTTCACCTATTCTATCTATAATAGATTGTGTTTCATCTGCTTGTTGAGGTTGTTCTTGATCTATTTGATCTACGATACCTTGTATTTCTTCCTCTTGCAAGTCAGGGTTTTTCTTTCTTAAATAAGATTGTCTTGTTTCTAAATCATTTGCAAATGCCCAAGTGTAATATGCTATTTCTTCATCTTGACTCATTGGTACTTCTCTTTCAGCAAAGTCAATACTAAATTGATCCCCAAGATTGATGTTCGCAGATACTTCTAATATTCTTGATGCAATTCTAAATTGTTCTCTTTCAAATGGTCTGTATATTTGTTCTACATCACTTCGTAATGCGTCCATTAAATCTAATTGTGCCATTTTCTTTGATAGCCCACTTTCTCCTTGATTCTGTGTCCAGTTGATTCTGACATTGTTGGATTGTGCAATACTATCTACCATATATCTTGTTGATTCAATCATGGCTTGTACATTTGCATTTGGTGTTCTATACTGAAAGTCTGCACCTTCAGGTAATACTAATGCTTTGTCTTGTCCCATGTCAATTCGTTGGTCTGTATCAAGCCCAGTAAAAACTGGTTGTCCTAATTGGAATCGTCCATG